AGATGCTCGCTTCTGATCGAGTCGTTCCGACGAGCGTTGTTACGCCCGAAGTCGCCTTCAACTTGTCGCCTAATGCGGTATAGGGAGCGGCTGTAGTCACGTTGCCCCCCGCTTAAATGCTCGGTCGAGACCAGCTTTGGTTTCGTTCAACAGGATGTTGCGGCACGTCTCACGCATGGCTGAGTAAGCCTTGCCGATAGGTGAATATGGTCGCTTGTTCTTGGGAAAGTCGCCGCGTGATTCTGTATCGACGCCTCGCAGCTTCCTGATTCGCCGTTCTCCTTCACCAGCAATCCGGCGACTGCCAGTTGATCGCAACGAGAACTTCTGAGCCGTTTCCCAGACTGTCCGATAAGAACCATCGGCGCGTTTGACGGTGCGTTTCTTGCGGACCACTGGCTTCGGAACTCGCACTCGACCGCTATTTGACTCGTGTCCGATTCGCCTTGGGCTAGTCAGAAAGTTGCCGCGTTCCATCAGTGTCGCCAACGGATTCTGCTTGCTGCGATAACCAATGATCCCCAGCGTCGTGCCCGACTTGTACGTCTTGCTCTTGAACGCAACCGTATCCTTGTAGTGCCCGCTCGAACCTTCATTGTTGCCGTGCTTGCCCGTCCCGACTGGCACATGCTTTTGCATGTTGTCTGCGAATGCTTGTGAAGCCTTCTTGACGGCTCCGCGAAACACCAATCTCTGGACCTTCTCCGAGAACGTCGAGATAAACTGCTTGAGCTTATCTTCCGTCTCTTTCGGCATCGCGACCATCATCTTGAGTTTGATCTTGGCCATTACGTCACGGCCTCCTCAATGCACCACAACACCACTTCACGGTTCTCGCCACCTTCGTCGTAAACAGAATCAATGCCGAGAACCCTGTCTCCGATCCTGATCCTCATCCGTGGCGTGATCGCCAGTGATTCCGAATCCGCTCGTGTCCGATAGATGCCACGCAGCATTGGAACCGTGGTCATCGCCGCCTGATATTCACGTCCGTTTGTCGGCGCCTCAGACAACCATCGTCCGGCGTATTTCGTCCATGTAATCTCAATCGAGTGCATATCGGCAACGGTCTCTACCGGCTCCTCGACAGTACATCGAGTGCCGTACTTACCAGCGTCAATGCGCCTGGCTTTGTAGGGTGCCCTCATTTGTAGCCCCCAGTCCACATGCCACGGGCGATCCATGCCCGATAGTTGGTCAACTGCTCGTCATTAAGAGAACCGACTGCTTCCCGGCTGATGAAGCATTCGGCTCCCAGTAAACGAATGGCTTGCTTGTAAATTTGCGGCACATCCGCCGCCACCCCGAATCCCGCGACAAACGTCACCGTGATCGAGTTCTCTTGCAATCGAGCCACCGGCCAATTGGCGTTGTAAGCCAATGTCAACCGGCCCGGTTTGTTGGCAGTATTGACGATGTAATTGGATGATGCCCATGTCTGCGTTGCTCCGTTCGTATCGACGTAGGACACGCTGCTGACACTCGCCAGCGGCCAGATCGGCACCTCAATCACGTCGCACGGGAACTGGTCGAATTGCAGCGTCCATGTTTGCGTACAGAGTGCGACGCGAGCATCGCCCTCAACCATCTCGCGACAACCCGCCAGCCATTCGCTGGCAATCTGATTCTCGTCGTCTACGTCGCCGATCCGCGACTGTGCCTTCAGACTCGATACCGTCACCGGCTCGACCGTGGGTGCGACTGTTCGCTTCAAGCTGGTTCGCAAGTCGGACCAATACACGGGGAGTCTCCAAGAGTGGCGGGAGCAAGATTTGAACTTGCGATCTTCAGTTTATGAGACTGACGAGATACCGGGCTTCTCCATCCCGCTACAAAGCCCCGCCGCCATTGCTGACGGCGGGGTTTACGATCAGACAATCGCCGTGGCAGGAGTCGCCTGAGCGATGCGTGGCTGATTCATCAGAACGAGGATGCCACCGAGAACCGGAGAATCCACGACTTCCACAGCCTTGAGGCTGACGTACTTGTATCCCGTGCCCTGATGGCCGAGTTCGTCGGTATCGACGATGATCTCGTACAACTGGCTGGAACCGGCAGTCGTCGCAAATCCCGCCGTGGTGGCGTCAGTCAACGCACCCCACGTATCGCCCGTGGTACAGGCCCGATACTTGAATGGGATTGCCGTGCTGTTCGTCGGAGTCACGTCGTCGTTCGCTTCAACGGTGATCGTCGAAGTGCCTGTCGCACCAACGCCCTTATAGATCAAGAACGTGACCGAACGGTGGTTGCCGCCCCGCACCACATCGCTGCGGACGGTGCCTGCGAAAGCATCGGCTACAGGGTCAAGCCCCTTCACCCAATGCCCATACTGAGTTTTAACATCAAGAGCCATAATCGAATCTCCAACGGGAGGATGTTGTCAGAAACACGCCGGTCAACACACGTCAACCGGCGAGATGCAATCAGGTCAACACGACAAACGGCGACTTGGTTGCCGATCCCTTGAACGGCGTGACGGCCGAGGTCCACTTTGGCATACCGTCCACACGAGCCACCCAGCGGAACGTGCGTTCGTTGTTGAGGAACCGGACATGAATGCTGCTGTCAGCGGCCAAGCCACCCTTGCGGATAACGGCCATCTCTTGCAGGTCCACCAACGCGATGTCGTTGGTCGTGCCGAGGGTTGCACAGTATTCAACGGGGATCACAGGACGCCCCATCAGCGTGCCGAAAGGCGAACCGGACAAGCCATTCGCTGGCATGTAAGCCGGGGCACCGCCGACGTTTTCCGTTCCGGCCACGTTCTGGACGACGAACGCCATTTGGAACAGGTCCGGCTCGACATCCTGGTTGATGAGCCACACCGAGTTGGCTCGGCTGCGTGCCCACATCCGCGACCAGATGCCAACGATGTCGGCGTACTTGACGCGAGACGCCGTGTTGCGGGTGACAGCCACCTTAGCACCGGAGTTCATGTAGCCCAGAATCTGACCGGCACCAGTACCGTTCACGATCCCGTCTTCCATCATGAAGGTGAACTCTTCGGTGAACGCCTTGGAGTAAACCATGCCCAATGCCGTCGCGTCAGCCAACAGTCGCTCGGTGACGTAAGCCAGCCCGATGAGGTCTTTCAACTCCATCGAGACTTGCTTGAACGTCGGCTTCTTGGCGGTTGCACTGTCGGCTTCCGCGCCCCAATACACCTGGACTCCACCCCAACGCGAGCCGGTCGCCCGACTGGTTTCGTTGATGGTGTTGATCTTGAGGCCATCGGAGTTCGGGCCGATCTCGATGACATCGCAGCGACTGAGCAATTCGCCACCACTGAACACTTTGTTGTTCAGGTCGGTCATCAAGTCCTTTTCGATCAGGTATCCGCCGTCCGATGGAACGGAAGAACCGGCACCGCTGATCGCCGCGTAAGGGACGGAATCCTGCCACTTCAGGCGGTTGTCTTCGCGACCATTCAACTCGACCATCGCAATCGCTTGGAGTTGATCCCCGAGCGTCTTGAACTTCTCGGGAGCCTTAGCCACTACGGTCCCGCTTCCGTCACCGTTGATGACAGCGGTCCCGCTTTCGGTGCGTGCCGTTTGAGTTGGCAGCGTGACGCGGGTTGGCTGACGGCTGGCGATGCGAGCGGCATCTGCGGCGTCCTTCTGACACTTGCCGATGGCAAGTTCGTTGCTGGCGTACTCGGATTCGAGCGAGTCGAATTCAGCACGCTGGACTTCACTGAGTTCGCCAGCGTTGGCGGTCGTGGCCTCAGCCAGAATGGCTTTCTGGCGGGCATCCACGGCGGCTTGTCGAGCCTGCAAGTCTTTGAGCTTTTGCATCGTGCTTCCTTCGGTTATGTGCCGAGGAACACGATGACAACGCTGTGCGGTGGCCCTCGACACGACTCATGGGTATGGTTCGTGTCGTGACGACTCGCACGCAACAGCGGGCTAGAGATCACTACTGCCGACAGAACGTCGTTAGCAACGGCTAACTTGGGACGCGGCGAAAATCAGATTGAGACAAACTTTAATCAATCACCGGAAGAACGCAAGTTCAGTTTCCGAATTACCGCCTCGCAATCGCCAGTTTCCTTTGCAGGTCGCCGACATTACCAAATCGTCTCTCGTGGAACTCGTCCTGAACCGGAGTCGTCAGATCATCCGCAGACGCCGCTTGGCCCGTGCGAATGTGTCCACTCAACAGGCGTGACACGACTTGCTCGAAGGTCATTACACCATCCGCAAGCCCCACTTCAACCGCCTTCTTGGCAGACAGCAACCGACCCTGCCCGAAGTTCTCCATCACGTAGCTACTCGACTTGCCGCGATGCCGAGCGAGTGCTGACGTGAACTCACCCATCGTCTCTTCGACATCAGCCTGAGCATTGTCGAGAAACTCTTGGCTGGCTGGCTCGTATGGATTTCCCTCAACCTTGTACTTACCAGCCGAGATGAACGTCGCTTTGATACCGTCCTCTTCCATCGCCTTAGAGTAGTCCATGTGCATCTGATAAACGCCATGCGATCCTGCTTCACCGCTTGGCGTTATGTAGAAGCGATCCGCCGCCGTACCCGCCCACAACGCTGCCGATGCCGCCATTGGATTCGCGATGGCAACAATCGGTTTACTGCCGCGAGCGTTGAAGATTTTGCGAGCCAGTTCAGGCGTCCCGTAGACCATCCCTCCCGGTGAGTACACGTCCAAGATGACGGCCTTCACGGCGGGATCGCTCATGGCCCTGTCGAACGCTTGCCCGTAGTCTTCGGTGGATGTCCCGCCAAAGTAGTACGTGTACTCGGATGCCCGTGGCTCCATAATGCCGGTCAACGGCAGCACAGCGACGGCCTTCGGGAGCTTGACGGCTTCACGGTTGGCTGCGGTCCACATGCGAGGTGCGTCGCCGCTAACACCCGACTCGACGTTCATCCTGATGATGCTGGCGACATGCGGATCAATCAGCCAGTTTCCGGTCATGGGCATGGTGAGGTTAGGCATTTGCGTATCCTTCAGTTCAGTTGTTCGATCCCACGCACACAGTTCGCAGCACGGTCACGTTCCCAGTCATTCATCAACGAATCAACAGCCGCCGCGAACTGATCCGGCGTCACTTCGCCCGACAGATCAAGTAGTCGTCGCTTCGATCCATTCGCCAAGTCTCTGCCAAACGTCGCCGGTTCATTCGGCACGCCGAAATGAGAACAGGCTTCCATCGGCAGGACAAGTGCCGTGCCCATCGTCTCGGCGTGTGCCGCGTAGAACTCATCGAGCCACGCCAGCCAGCCTGACGGATTCTTTGCCGCACGTCGTGCCGCTGTGGCTTCCTTGTGAACCATCCTCTTCAAGCAGTCTTCTAGCACAGTACGAGCCACGAGCTTGAACTTGGCCATTCCTATCACGCCGGATGTCGTAGATGGCTCATCTGCTGTTGGCTTTGGCGGCACTGTCACCATCGGTTCTGTTACCGTTGCTGTCTGCGGGAGATTCGTTGTTTGCGGTTCATCGTTGTCGTTTGTGTCCGGCACGTTCTGCATGGACATCGTTTCTCCCAGCGATCCATCTTCCCTGATAGGAGCCATTGCGCCTTGGATGAAGTGTTGATCGCCACCGGGGAATGGATTGAAGTCTTCCAGTTCCGTCGCGTCATTCGGGGAGAGCCAGCCATCAGTGATCCCCGCGTGGTAGAACGATGCACGAGCAGCCGAGTTGCCTCGCATCAAACCGTTTACTTCCCACTTGAGGTAATGCAGCTTTCGTTCTTCCTCATCGGGCATCAGCTTGTACAGGTAGTGTTGTTCATTCGGCACGATCCAAGGGACGAGCGAGTAGACCACGAGGCCAATGCTCATCTCTTCAATGTTGTTGTTCGTCGCCCTCAATAGATGATGCAACGTGTGCGGCGGCAGATCGTACCAACGGCAGATTTCCTCAATGTTGTGCTGGCGGGTGTTGTGGGTAATCAGTCCGTTTGTAACGTGCGAATGAGTACCAGCCACGGTTAGGGCGATTGTCTGTGCCGCCGGAAGTTCCTCAATTTTCACGATCCGATCAAACTCACAGTAATCTGGATGCTCGGCACGACCTTGATCACCAGCGATTACTTCGAGCCTTGCGACCTTGCGCTCTTCTGCCATGAATGGCCTCACAGTCTCCGCAAACCGCTTCACTTCCGATCTTCCGCATACCGTTACATGATAGCTGTCTCGGGTGTTACACATCTGGCCATTGATCATCTTCTGGCCCGCGTCCGTGACTTGGTAAACGCTGGACTGAATGTTGACTGACGCCAGAATGCGCTGAACACCGTCAGCCAACTTCCTGCTGACTGTCGCATAACTGACGGTTGGCTGAGACTTCTCCGGCTTTCCTACAGTGCCATCCGTATCCCACAGACCTGCGATAAACGCTAACCGTGCTTCCGGCTGCGACTTCTCGATTTTTTCAGGCACACACTTTGTGTGAGCGAGCGTTCCCAGTACGCCATAAGGCTTCAGGATGTTGCGGACTGTGCTTTCTTGATATTGATCGTCGTCGCGACCAACGAAGTAGTGATCCACATCGCTCGTCACCTTCTGCTTCATGACAACGCCAAGCGACTCGCAGTAGAGCCTCATCTTGTTTAGGTTGCCCTGAGAAATGTTACTGAATCCAATCGACTTCTTTCCACGGCAGTAGCCGTCACCGATCATCGCTCCCACGTACCATGCTTCTTCGGTTGGCACAAACAAGGCTTCTTGATTTCCGTACCGCAATCCGGCCCTAACGTAGTCGCCGACAGAAAGTTCGTCCGCTCGAATCCACGTCGATGACATGCGACGCTCATCATGCTTCGGTGCTTGACCACTCTTGAATCGCTTTGTCTTCTTGCTGCCGAGATACGGATGATTTCTCGTTGTGACGAGCGTTCTTCCTCGGTGTGTTGTCACTCGAATCAGCGGATGGACACCGTTGTCTCGAATGGCTTCGATCTTGGATGGTACTAACTTGTCCGACGCTTGATCCCAGCCGAACAGGCTGTCGGAGATTGTCAGTTGATCGACTCGTTTCTGGGTTCCATCCGACAGAAGAATCATCGTTTCTGGTACGCAGCACTCAAGGAACTGCTGATCTTTCACCGAGAGCGTCAGTGGCTTGATGTCCTGCCCTGGATTCAGGATGGCGATGTCGAAGCCGTCTTGCTGATGCACCTCACGCCAATCGCTACGGAACGCCTTGCGTGTGTCTGGATTGCTCATCTTCTCAGTGGCGTTCGTTAGCACAGCCTTAGGCATCGTGCCTGAGCCGAACGTCTTTGCTCCGTGCCGTTCCGTCGCCAGCCCGAACCCAATCGTCTCGCGGGCGAACTCGATGACTCCCATGCCCTCTAGCGGATTCTTCATCATCAGCGACGTGAGATGGATCATGTCCTCGGATTCGACGTAGCTCACGGGAACATCGTCTGGCTTCTTTACCTTGTTCGTCACTTCGTAGATGACACGATTGTCGGTATCAGCACGAAGTACCTTGACTCGGCTTGGGTGAATCGGCCAGAGGTAATACGGAACTCGTTTTCCATCGACAAGCTCCCATTGAATCTCAGCGTAGGCATTGCCGTTATTGAGCCGCTTCTCTTCCATGTACGAATGGAATGCACATGCACCCATCTCGGGGTTCGCTTGATCGTGCAGAAGACGCTGAATCGGATGATCGTAATGAATCACCTTCTCGCGCAACCCAGTCACATTGTTCTCGCCACGCTTGTATAGATTCTTCGGCAGTGATCCAAGCGTGCCACATCGACGTTGTGTTGCACACCAGACAGCAGAGTACGTGAACGCCGAATAGGGCGTGACATCCTCGCCAGCGTTCGTCTTCTTGAACGAGAAGAAGCCGTAGGGATTACCCCACGCAGCGTCATCCGTCAGCCATGATTCTGACTTCTTGCTTCCGAACAGAGAACTGAACCATGCCATATCAAGCTCCGTCAGTTCCACATTTCGCCGGGAGTATACGCCATTTCAGGAAACTGCTCTTGGGCGTACAAGCGTTCACTGAACGCCATCAACAACGCCACCATAGCATCGACCTTGCCGGTTGCACTCGACTTGTCAGGCATCCGTTCGCCCTTGGCGTTCATGCGGATGATAAGGTTTGAAGCCTGCCATGCCAATACAGGACACCCGTTATGAGTGATGAGTCTAACCGTTTTTCCATCTACGACGCGAGTCTGATTTAGCAAAGACAGAAACATCTTCACTGGCTCGTTGTAATGACATGCCGCTTGCGTGAACTCGAATACTGGTATCCCGTGAGTATTCAGCAGCGACTGACCCATCTGCCGTGCCCCAAATTTATCGAACGCCCACGTCCCGACAGTCTTCGTTCCGGCTCGATAACAGATGTACGCCTCAACCTCATTCAGATCAACCGCATTACCCGGAGATGCACCGAGCAGCCCCTCTTCAATCCAGCGATCAACGAAGCCGAGCTTCATGTGTTCCTTGCGATCCTTCGCTGTGAATGACCGGCCATCGAACTCGTACCGCGTGAACTCTTCCCCGTCGTCATCCGTCTGCGTGAACGAAGCACACTCCATCACCGCCGAGAAGTCGTCCGTCGCCCCAAGATCGAATGCCCCGTTGATGCCGTCTGCTGTGTCCCAATCGCTCAGTTCGCCGGAACACAACGCCCATACCTCGGGCATGATAACTCGCTGGCGTGACGCGACTACGATGTTCAGGTTCTTCTGGAAGAACTCGCTTTCCTTGTCCTTGCGTTGCTTCGCCATCAGGGCTGACTCACGCATCCGCTCGATCTTCGGCGTGCATCCAGCCCCGCTACCGATACCAGGATTCGCCTTCCGCCAGATGAGTTCGTTGTACGGATCGTCGGGAGCAATCACGCCACCGCCGCCACACCACGCACAGTCGTCGCCCTGACACCGGAAGCACGGCTGCTCCAATGGGTAGTCCAACGCACAGATCATCGCGAACCACGAGTCATCCACGATCTCGCCCGTGATGACGGACTCCACACACCTCACCGCGTAGTCGTGGTTCTCCTGCCAGATCGTCGATTGATCGTCGCCATACGTCGTGATCGTGATTGTCAGCGGTTGCGACCTCGCCCCGAAACCGGAAGCCAGCGTATCCACGAGGCCGCGATGCTGTTCACGGTAAGCGTGTTCCTCGTCCTTGATGATGAAATGCGGGTTGAAGCCGTCCACCGTCTTCGAGTCCGACGCTATCGGGCGAAAGATCGAATCGACATCAGGGAACTCAATCGTCAGCCGCGACGGCGTGATCTTCGACCTCTTCGAGAATGCCGGAGACTGCTCGATCATCCGCTTCGTGCATTTCCACACGATGGTCGCTTGCTCTTGCCGAGTGGCCGCAACGTAGCCCTGTGCCCCCTTCTCGACAGGCTCGTCGAACAGCGAGAGGTAGATCGCCAAGAATGACGCATACAGACTTTTGCCAGCTTTTCGGCCTACCTCAATCTGTGCCTGCCGAAACCGCCGCAAGCTATCAGACTTCTGTCGCCAGCCAAACATGCACCAGACCATGAACATCTGCTCGCCGCGTAGGATCAGCGGCTTACCAGCCCACTCCCCTTCGTAGTGATTGCACAGACGCGAGAACGCAATCGCCTTCGAGGCAATCCGTTCGTCGAAGTAGTAGCCGCGATCTCCAGCCTTAACCAGATCATCTACGTGACGATGCACGGCCAGTCGCTCCAGCCTGCCGGTCACAATCCGGCCACTGAGAACGCCGTCGATGTATGCCTTCACGTCTTCAGCGTATGACATAAACGCCTATTTCCGCGCATAAAATTTTATACATCGTGATGGAAACACCTTGTTTTGTAGCGTTTTGTGCGCTCTCGGGAAATATTTCCCCAAGGTCCGTCATCCGTATTCCGCCTGCAAAGCGTCGAACGGATCGACCTCCTTGGCCTCCTCTTTCGGTACTAGCAGTACCTGACGGGATCGAGGAGTCAGTCCAAACTGGAACAGCAGTGTGTTCACCGCACGCCCAATCGCCAGCGACTGCTTGTTCAAGTCGATGTCAAGTGGACGTTCACGCAATGCCTTCCTGTGTTCAGACTGACGCCACAGCAGGTCGGCCAGTTCTTCGACGGCATCGGAATCCTGCTCGAATGCAACGCCACTCAGAAGATCGAATACGCGATCCCAGATAGCCGCAACCTCGGTAGGCATGTCATCCGGCTTGACCGGAACGCCATTGCCGCAAACATTGACGGCGGCTTTCTTGCTCTTGCCACCACGGCTTGCTGCGTTTTCGGGATATTGGCCACTTCCCGGTCCACCCATGTTGTAGTCCTTCTGAGTTATCGACTCGACTACAACAATCATCGCCGACGAAGCGTTGTGTCGTCAACCCAAACTACGTTTTGTTCCTCGCGTTAACGCTTGAC